ATCTCGACCAAAAATCCGGGGATCTATAGATAACTCCTGTTTACAATCCAGCGACAGTTTAGCAACGTCGTCTTCTTGATTAGAAGTCGCAAAAGATCCCTTAGTTATAGGTCTGTATACAGAAGTAGAAAGAATAGGTGTTCTACTATATCCGAAAATTGAGGCAACCTTAGACAGTGCATTTGCACCTATCTGGGTTGCGGTTGCGTAAGGTCCCAAAACAGGAGCATCCTTCAACTTAGAAGCAATTGCGGCCAAGGCGGATGCTGGTTTTGAAATAGGACCCATACCATACTCGTCTGCTCTCTCTCCAACCTCGTCTGTGGAAACGAGAGGCGGACGAATACTATCGTAAGTTCTCTGTGTAGCTACGCCTAGCTTAACATTCTCTGCCCATCCATAAACGGTCACTGTTAATGGATCTGTTCCACCATTGGCATGTTTGAGATCGTTAATCGAATCGATCTGAAACACACCAATCCCGTCAGTTATGTCATTTGAAACGATATCGACATTTGCTTTAGGATAAAAGAATGGAAGGAGCATCTCTCCACCCTCACTAGTAGCAGGGTTAATGAAGAAATGGGGTTTTTGAGTGTTTAGGGTTAAACGATCAATAAATGGGCCGGTAAAGGCATAATCGTTTAGGTTGTCATACATTGGTAAAGGAGTATAGTAAGCTAAAAGCCTACCATAATGGAAATGAGTACCATTAATAACAACTTTTACCTTCATATTAAAGTTCATAATCTTATAATGAGCGACCTTCTCTGCAACCCTAGGGTCGCGTAGAAAGCTACCGAAAGGATCTGTGAACAAAAACCTGAACGGAGAACCTACGCTCCAAGTCTCAGATGCCAATTTTATAGGTCTACTGAGAAATTTCTGTATTTCGGTGCTGGAGTCATACACCTGATCACGCAGCGGATCGTGAAATTCAGGTGGCGCTTCTGTAGCACCAGGTTGATCATCCATAAAGGTGACGGTGGTAGCTTGTTCAGTTGAACGTTCTTCCACATCGTTACGCTCTATGGTGATTAGTTTTTCCTTTGTTAAATCTTTAGTCGTTGTAGGGCGTTGAATTCTTCGCGCATACGGAGGATTCATGTAAGCATATAATTGTACAGACAATAAACACGTAATATAAAGGAATAAAATATTATAGAATAAAGATACAGTCGCACTTACCAGTGCTAAGGATTTTTGGATAATCCCTGAACCACAAAAGGTCATAGACTTCGCGGACCATTCACGCCAATTATTGAAAGGAAAGTTGTCAGTTTTTAAGTGTATTTGGTTCGCCAATTGGCAACCCTATCGTCAAAACTGTAAAACAATGATGGGGTTGATAGATTGACTTTTTCACAGATAAGCTTAGCGTCAGCTCGCATTTTCTCATAAACGGTTCTACCATGAGCAAAAGCTTCATGGAGACCGGAGTCTATGCAAGACATAGCCACTTCACGCATGTCTGTGGTTCTGGATTTGAGGTTGCAATGCCAACTCTTGTAAATAGCTTCAAGTTCTAGAGCACCCAATGAGAGACCAAGCTCTGGAATGAAGTTAGAAACTCTCTTTAAGTAATCTGCTT